ATCTAAGTTTGAATGTTCGTCGAAGGAGAGATCCGTACCGCATACTATAGTTTTGAAATACTTCTACACCGAGACGCATCATTGAATCTTCCAATTCATCAACTTCTTGCCATGCCGCAAAACACTCTTCTGATGTTCCCGAAACGTAACACTTTTCATCCGCCTCATCGAGTGCTTCCGCGAACCTAAACTGAAGGCGCGGGTTCTCGAACGTTTGAAATGCAATATTTATTTTTTTACTATACGTACCTTCGAGAATGTTCTTACGAATTTGGTTACGTTTGTTTTCCGGGCTTGGAGGAATTGAAGAAACTCTAATCATTTACTTTTTAACGTAATATATCTTTAACACGTTAAAAAGTAGGTGTGATCCCAGCGGGGGTCGAACCCGCGACCTCGGCGTTGCGTTTGTGACACTAAAGTCACTTAGGTATACCTAGTAGTGTATAAGCACCGCGCTCTAACCAACTGAGCTATAGGATCATATCTATACATCAACCATAAACTTTAAGCCAAACACGACTTTTACTAACCGTAAAACGTATTCTTTGTATTCAATCATTCGCACTGTACTGTACTGTACTATATAATGTAAACTTTATACCCCACACGAAGGGTAAGACTCCAAATCCAGTGATTGTCTCGGTGTTGGTAATTGTCGCGAAGACTTCTGTTTCAATATCCATTTTTTTACCACATTTGATGTTCGTAATTCATCACTTTTAGTCATATCTTGTGATATTATACTTAACCCGTTACATACATCAGGTTTATTTTCTTTATCGGGGAACGTTTCGTTAAACTCCTCTATTGTATGTGAAGGTATATCGGGTGCATCGTCAAGTAATCTATCGTATTCTAGACGCACTTTATTTACAAATTCTAAAACGTCTTCACGATATTTCGTTTCGAGTGATAATTCCATATCAATGTTCCTATAAAATTTTGAGTATTGTACACACATGACCGAGTGTGATTCCATCATACGCGAAGAATTGTTAAACTTGGAAATAGATGTAAGTATACCCGCGACCACGTTCAAAAACGCGAAAAAGTATTGAAAAATAACAATTTTTTGTTTTTGTTCGGTCGACATGTTTTGATCATTAGGACTTAAGACCGCAAAACCACCAACACCCGTAATACTTGATATGATTATACATGGGTACGATAACCAATCGTTCTGTTTCTTATAAAACATACGCGCGTGGTTATGTAGCCATCGATACCCGGCAGCCTTCTCGGCCCATCGGATTAGGAGCTTTTCTTGTTTTGGACACCAATGATGTTGTTCTGGTATAGTGTCTTCTCCCATTACTCTTTCTTAGAAAATAAATAAGCATATTCGCGTGCCTGTGTATCAACACGCTCGTTGTTTACGTTTCCGTTATGTGCCTTAACCCATTTAATATCGACTATATCAAATTTACGTATCAACTCGACCATTTTTACCCATTCATCTTTATTTTTTACGTCACCACCTTTAGATGTTTTCCAACCGTTACGTTCCCAATTTTTAGACCATTCCGTTAGACCCAAGCGTACATAATTACTATCAGTAAAAATACGAACGGTCGTGTGTCCCAATTCTATAAACTTTTCTAGAACTTTTATTATTGCAGTCATTTCCATAACGTTATTCGTAGATACCTCTTTACCACCTTTATCTTCAATTTTAGGGTCCGTGTTTATGAGATACGCCCATCCACCGGGTCCGGGATTACCCAAACAACTTCCATCCGTGTACGCTTCGATCATTTATTATATACATAGGTTTAAACTTTATATTTCAACAACGTTTTCTCGTTTATATGGGAACAAGTAATAATAACATTTAACCACCGGATTAAACAATACACATGAACCACCCACAGTTCCAAAAATTATTAAGAATATATAAGCACTTTTCATTTATACAAAAAAGACTTAAAATTTTAAGTATTTATAATATAAAACATGTTCCACCAAGATTGGGATGAAGTTACCATACATGGTAAAAGTGTTACTAAAGAAAAAGAAAAGGAAAAATACGTCAAGTTCATGGGTCAAGAGATCAAATTACCTAAACGGAGTCAATATTCGGGTAAATCACCGGAACAGAAACTTGATGAAACTGAGTTAGGGACGCACAAAAAGGTCAGTAAAGAAACGGGGTTAACAATCCAACGGGCACGTGTCGCAAAACAGTATACGCAAAAAGATCTTGCTAATCTCATACACGTATCTTCAGACATAATTTCGTCGTATGAATTGGGTAAATCAATACCGGACCCTAAAATCATGCAAAAACTGCGTCGTGTTTTGGGCGTTAAACTTTAAAATTTGGTCTAAATTTTAAAATCTAAATTTTATTTGTATATATTTTTTAAATTTTATTTATTTACTAGTAAACGTTTAATACACGCTTAGTTGGAGAACGCGAGACCGCCCATACCCGATTGCACACGGAGAACGTTGTAGTTAACCGCGAACATGTCGAGGTTCTTGTTGGTAGTACCGACGTCGGCACACTTGATGGCGACTTGCGCGTTATCAATTCTGGAGAAGTTACATGTACCAGTTGGTTGATGCTCTTCTGGCTTAAGCGCAAACGAGTACGAGTAGACACCCGCGTATGGGTTGCCGGAGTGATGTTGGAATGGTTGAACTTGGTTGAAGTATCTACCTTGTTGTTCCTTGAATCTGTCTTGGCCGTTGAGAACCAATTTGAACGTGTCCAAGTTACCGAGGGCTTGTTCAGTGAACACCTTAGAGGTAGATGTCTTGACATCCAAGGCTGGGCAACCCATTTGGTTCGCAGAGATGTACGTGTTCGACACCGCGTTTGGCACAGTCACGAAATCAACGGACGCTTGCGTGCACGCACTGGTCAAATCGTACATACCTTGGGCATCGTCGGACGCCGCATCCGCAACACACCAGACCAATTCCTTGACTGGGTGGTTGTAGGACAATCTGACTTGCTTGGTCGCGTTCTTGGTGACCGTGTCGGTACCAGTGTGCTGGACTTGTTCGATCAAGTATTCGTGACCCTTTTGCGCGAATCGTCTACGCTCTTCAGTGTCAAGGTACACGTAGTTACCCCACACTTTGAAAGTGGAAGTGTTCAAGTACGTGTCAAAGTTGGACGCCAAGTCAAAGTCAATTCTGACTTCGTGGTATTGCAAGGCAATCAATGGCAAGGCCAATCCTGGGTTACGGTTGAAGAAGAAGACGAGTGGCAAGTAGACGGTACCCGTGGCAGTGACAGACGAGGACGTCATCTTACCCCAGTTGGTTCTCTTGGCGTCATCCAAGTACAACTCGGAGTACAATCTCCACCATCTTTGGTAGTGTTTGTCGATTCTTTGACCACCGATGGACAATTCAGCGGACTTGATCGCACGCTCGGCGACCCACCCGGTAAACGCGTTGGCGGCGTTGGCGCCAGTGGACGCAGCGGAACTGAGCTTCTCAGCATCGTTCAATAATTCGATGTACATGTCACCGATCAAATCACCGTTTCTGGCGACAGTCACGGAAACGCGACCCGAGTTCGCGGCAGTACCGTTGACAGTTTGTTCGATAGTTTCCATCGCGAAGTTTGTGTGGCGTTTGTAAACCGCCTGGAAGAAAGTGACTTTTGGGTTACCAGTCAAGTAGACATCTTGTGCGCCGTAGGCGACTAATTGCATGAGACCACCGGCCATTTTATTTGTTTTGTACTATAACATGAGATTTTTATTTGGGACGATTTCGCGAAAAAACACGATTTGATTTTTCCTGGTACATATAAATGTCAAACGACGACGTACCAAAACTTGAATCCGTAGATGAAGAATATATCGAAATTGAATCCGAAAATGAATCAAATAATGGGGATGGTGATTCCGAAACAATTTCTAGTATCTCAGATGATCAGTCTACAATTGCAGAAAAATATCTTTTAAACCCAGATGAATTAGAAAATGACGATTTTGATGATGAGTATATGGAAGATGAAACCTTTGGTCTGGATAATATGGGTGCTCTTTTAGGTTCCGTACTAACAAATGAGGAAGGTGAAACTGTATGCTCAGCCCTGGTAAACATATCGAGACAACTTGAAGTTCAGAACAAGATAATGATAAAAATGTTAGCTCAACTCCAAAAAAGAGTATAAAAAATTAGCGTGTATTAATTATAATACAAGAAATGGATCCAAATACCTTATTCATTACTCCGGATGCAGACCGCGAAGAAGCCTTTTATCACGATATGGCAAATCGCACTGACGATCTTAATCCAGAAGAATTATTAGGGGCAATAAAGTACGAAGAGAAAAAGGTTGGGTTACTACCGGATAGAAATAATACAGAACTTGTTAATTTAAATCCAGTAGAACTCGCGTATAAAATATTCTTTTCACCTGAAGAATTAGATATTACAACGAATAGACCTAAATATGTAGATATGAGAGTTAAGGAAAAAGTATATAGACATTTATTAGATCGAAACAGTAAATATTTTAACCGTGCAAAAATACTCGAGATACTTTCAAGTGATATGGGAAGTGACGATGATTTAGATCTAGGGTTTAGAATCAGGAGACTGACCGACCAACTCTGTGATTCGTGGAACATTGTTCTTAGTACTAATCGTATTTACGACCGTAAAAATAACCCAACACAAGTTCCTTTGGAAGTTACAACAAATCCATCGTTATTTAGATGTTCCATGCCAGATTTTGAAGAACTTAACGTATTCCAGAAGTGTATAATGGCAATTTTCGATTCTCTTCATAAAAATGACACGAAACGTTACCGAGGGTATACGTGTAAAGAGATTATAACTGTTGAAGGACATAAGACACGTGCTTGGAAACAGGATGAGCCCATAAAAGATTATGTTCACCGAATCGCTAATAAAGAAACGTGGTATGAACTGTGGAAGGATTTAACATCATCAAATGGGACAGCTATGTTTTCTCAAGTCATAAAGCATTTAACAGACTGTGCAGATATACAATTTCCAGAAATTGTAAAGAATAGAAGGGTTTGGTCGTTTAAAAACGGTATTTTTATAGGTTCGAAGTGGTCTGATAAAACAGGTTTGTATCATACGGTATTTTACCCGTATCAATCAAAAGAATATAAAAATCTTGATCCAACTATCGTAAGTTGTAAATATTTTGATCTTGATTTTGAAGATCATAACATGATAGAAGACTGGTCAGATATACCAACACCTCATTTCGAAAGTGTTCTCACGTATCAAGAATTTAGTGATGATGTGATTAAATGGATGTACGTTTTAGGAGGTCGGTTATGTTTTGAACTTAATGAATTGGATAAATGGCAAATTATACCCTTTTTAAAAGGGATTGCACGCTCGGGTAAATCAACTTTGATCACAAAAGTTTTCTGTAAATTTTATGAAACGGCTGATGTCAAAACGATAGCGAATAATATAGAGAGGAAATTTGGATTATCGTCTATTCATAACGCGTTAATGTTCGTTGCACCAGAAATTAAAGGTGATTTCCAACTCGAACAGGCTGAATTTCAATCTATAGTTTCTGGTGAAGAAGTTTCACTCGCTGTAAAATGTGAAACAGCTAAAACCTTGATATGGAAGGTACCGGGTATTCTCGGAGGTAATGAAGTTCCGCAATATAAAGATAAATCGGGTAGTATTTTGCGACGTATGGTCACGTTTCATTTTGGGAAACAAGTTACCGATACAGATACGGACCCAATGCTCGATACAAAACTCGAATCTGAAATACCAATTATAATTGAAAAATGTCTTCGTGGGTATCTAGAGTATGCTCAAAAATATCAAAACAGGGATATTTGGAGTGTACTTCCTAAATATTTCTTTAAAATTCGGGAACAAATTGCTTCAGCTACAAACCCATTGGAAAGGTATTTACAACTAGAAATGTATAAAAATTATGAGATCAAATTGGGTGAAAAATTTAAATTTCCAATTGACTTATTCGAAGAAATGTTCTTAAATTTTTGCGGTGATAAGAAAATTGCTCGACCAACTTTCAATAATGACTTCTATAACGGATCGTTCAGTACGCGTGGTATTAAAATACAGAATGAAGTCAATGATTATTGGATCATCACGAATCCAGAAAGGTTAAGTGAACCTGATAATTATAAAGGTAGAAAAGTTTTATACGGTATAAGTCTGGTTGCTAAAGAAAATACAAAGGGGTATGATGTAACCAGTTATAGATAATGATTAAAAATCTCAGAGTAGTGTAAGTATGGACCCTCGTCAATTCGTCAAAAATTCTAACGTACAGGTTCAGCGTTCGGATACCATTCCAAGTGTGAGTAATAATACACGAGGAAATGTACCAATGTTTAACGAACTTCGGTTGGGTAAATTTAGACCAGGTATGTATAATGCATTAATAAATAAGCTTTTCAAACCCGAAACCAACGGTGACAAACGCGTTGATATCAAATATATACTTAAACAGAAACCTAAGGGTCATGCATCCATATCAGGTGGTATAACCATAGACGTAAACGAAATAAAAGGTATTTACGGAAGATTTCAAACTGGTGTTATTCACACAAAAGATTTTGGATTAAAAGGGGATTTGAATTTAGATTTTTCTTCCGCGCAGTTTACCGGGTATATGACAAATGGTATAGAAAAAAAGAATTTTAGTTTTAATATTTATAAAACTGGTAAAATTAGGTTATCGGGTGGGTTTTTAGGATCAAAAAACCTTAAAAGACAACCTGAATCTCTTCGTAAATATATAATAGATACGTACACACAAAAACAGGGGTTTTTATATAATGATATATCTTACAATAATATAGGGGGTCAATTTTATACGAATGCGAATTTTGAATTATCAAAAATGACACGGGAATTTGTTAAGTTACGTACTTGGGG